TAATTACACACAGTATCAATTAACTCAAATTGCTGACGACATTGAGCAACTAATTGTAGATAATGATAATGAAGAAAAGAATGAGTGGGGGGATGTTACAGGTCGTCACTATACAGCAGAAACTATTTCGGCATTTCAAACCGCAGTCGAGATGTTGAGGCAATCTTATATATATGTTCAACGGGTGGACTGGTTAGTGTCTGGAGATGATGGTGAAGAAAGTTTTCATACACGCTTACGAAAAGAATTAAGGGAGAAGAACATATGAGTGAAAACCACGTTTCCATCAAAGATATGTATGAAGGTGCACCGCCGGAAACACACAAGCCTTGGGTTGGGCTGACGGATGAACAGATACACAACACTGCGGGGTATCAGGAGACTCGCAAAATGTACTCCTTCGCCCGAGCCATTGAAGCCAATCTTAAAGAGAAAAATCATGGCTAAAGTAACACTACTACCTAGAGATGTAGAGAAGATTAACGAGGTTGTAGAACTAAACAACATTGTATCTAACATAACCATTGAATGTGATAGCAGCTCAGGTATCGGAGCCATCATAACAATGAGTTGGGTGACAGTGTACAATGGTCTTTGTACTACGATGACTGTTAATGTTGCTGATGAAAGTGAGTGGTGAGGTGATGGACTATGAGGAAATAGGCGCTGAGATGCGTAATGAAAAGGATGCTTTAATACTGCAAGGGCTTGTTAAAGAACTCTTTGATAAGTATTTAAACAGAGTGGAAGAGAGTGATAGCGGTACTGAGTTTAGCCCTATTACACTTAGCTGTTGTAGGGTTATGATGTTAGAGCCGTTGAATGATTTATTAACAAGGATGGCAAAGCTGTCCGGTGCAAAATCAAAGGTGACTTATGGACTTTAAAATAACAATATGTGATGATGATGCAGATAAGATTGTCGTGGCTGTACTCAAAGAATTAACAAAGGACTTAAAATCTCAACTAAAGAGGAGAAAAAGAAGTGAAGGTTGTGCTGTATTTGAGTTAGACCAAGCAGCAGACCTTATTGAAATAGAAAAAAGAATTGTTAACTTTAAATTAACGTTAGAATATTTTGGGAACTAGCATGAATGATATTAATGGGACATCAAACGTAGTACTATTAAAAGAAAACGAAGACGGCAGCGCTGTTTATCAATTTGACTTTCCACCAGAGGCACTAGCAGCCTTGACACGGTTAGGTATACTCACTGCAATAAAGGCAGGGCTGGCTATCGCTAAAGAGCTATCGCCCGATTATGAAGCTGAAGTAGAGTTCACAGAGGAGATTAAAAACTTGGCTGAAGATGCCGGGTTTTGTATGTGGAGGAATGAAAGCTATAAGCCGGAGGGTGACGTGGTAGACTGGGCTTCTAATTATGACAAAGAGTTAGTTAAATTCTATCATTTGGTTAAAGCGATGTACGAACATGAGTGAAGACCGATATTGTATTAAACAAATAACACGCAATGAAGCGTCCCATTGGATTCTTAAAAAACATTATGCAAAAAGGATGCATCCAATATCTTACTCATTTGGACTTTGCAAGAATTCAATGTATGACTCGGAATTCACAGAGAAGAACGTTGCTTTAATACGTGCTGATATGCAGAAGGAAAAACGTGACGCTGAGTCCACCAGAGCAAGAAGCAACACATGACATTCGTACTACTACACCAGCCTTGTGCCAACTGTAAGAGCAGTGATGGCCTGAGCTACAACGATGATGGGAGCAGCATGTGCTTTGCGTGTGATGAGTACACACGCCCTCCTGAAGATGAAGAATTTATTTTACCTATTAAGAAAGAAAAGCCTGTGAACGAATCCTACCTAAAGCATCTCAAAGAAGGCAACATAATCTCCATCTCTGATCGCCGTATCAGCCGCAACGTTGCTGAGAAGTTTGGTGTCGTGCGTGATGGTGAACACTACTACTTCCCGTACTACACAGCCGAGGGTGACATCACTGCTGCCAAGGTGCGTGGTGTTAAGGAGAAGACATTCGCTTGCGAAGGACAGTGGAGTAAGGGCACCTTGTTTGGTCAGCAACTGTTCACCACAGGCGGCAAGTACTTAACCATAGTTGAGGGTGAGTTTGATGCACTCGCTGCCTTCCAATTAACTGGTAGCAAGTACCCTGTTGTATCTATACGCAATGGTGCAGGCAGTGCCTTGAAAGATTGCAAGGCTCAGTATGAGTGGATTGATTCCTTTGAGAACATCGTCATCTGTTTTGATAATGACAAGCCGGGTAAGGATGCAGCACGTGAGGTGGCTGAGTTGTTCGGCGCTAAGAGTAAGATCTTTAAACATGAGACAGACTACAAGGATGCTTGCGACTACTTAGCTGAGAGCAAAGAGGCTTTGTTTGTGCAGCAGTGGTGGAGGGCAGAGGCGTACACACCCGATGGCATCATCAGTGGCACATCTCTGTGGGACTTAGTGTCAACACCGCTTGAGCCAGCACAGTGTCAGTACCCTTGGGTTGGTCTTAACGAATTAACTTATGGTATCCGGCACGGTGAGCTAGTGACCATCACTGCCGGAAGCGGCTTGGGTAAGAGTCAGATCTTACGTGAGATTGTTTGGCACTTGTTGCAGAACACCACAGATAATATTGGCTTGATGTTTCTGGAAGAGAGCATCCGCAAGACAGGCTTGTCGCTGATGAGCATGGCAGCTAACATTCCCCTGCACTTACCGGACACACCAACAACAGACGCTGAGCGAAAGGCAGCATACGATGCAACGCTGGGCACAGGCCGTGTGTATTTGTTTGATCACTTTGGTAGCACCAGTGTGGATAACATCGTAAACCGTGTGCGTTATATGGCAAAGGCAATGAACTGCAAGTACATCTTTGTTGACCACATCTCCATCATTGTGTCGGCACAAGAGAGTGGTGATGAGCGCAAGGCCATTGATGAGATCATGACCAAGCTGCGTATGCTGGTGCAGGAAACTGACGTCTCTTTGTTTGTTGTGTCGCACCTGAAGCGTCCTGAAGGTAAGGGTCATGAAGAAGGGGCAGCAACTTCACTGGCGCAGCTGCGTGGTAGCGGTTCTATTGCACAGCTTAGCGACATTGTTATTGGTGGTGAGCGTAACGGTCAGGCAGAAGACCCCACTGTACGCAACACAACCCACCTACGTGTACTGAAGAATCGTTTCAGCGGACAGACAGGGCCAGCGTGTCGTTTGTTGTACACCAAAGCGACAGGCAGGATGTTGGAGTACAATGAGCCGGAAGAAGAAGAGCAAACGTTTTAAGGAATAAAATGCGGGTCTACTTAGACATAGAAACAAACCGTGCCCACAACCGGATATGGATGTGTGTTACTAAGAAGTCGGGTAAGGTGCGGGTGTGGCGGGATGCTGACAATCTACAGCAGTACCTTGACGGGCATGTGTGTGTAGCGCACAACGGCATAGGCTTTGATTACCCTGTATTGAAAAGGATATGGGGTGTGTCTATACCAGACTATATGCAACGAGACACATTGGTGTTGTCTCGCCTGTACAACCCGCAGCTTATAGCACCTGAAGGTAGTAAAGCTAAGCCGCATAGTCTTGAGGCGTGGGGCTTACGTCTAGGTTCTCCTAAAGGCAACTTCACTGATTATGATGCTGGTGATAGCCCAGAGATGGAAGAGTATTGTATACAAGACGTACACGTACTAGAGAAACTAGACCTGATGCTGGAGCAGACAATGCAAGAGCTAAAGTTTAGTGAGACAAGTATTGTTATTGAACACAAGGTTGCTCAGATATGTGATCAGATGGAGGAAAACGGCTTTGCTTTAGATATACAGAAGGCTCAGATATTGTCAGCCACTCTGTCGGGTGAGATGTTTGACATTGAAGAGGAGATGCAAACTGTGTTCCATCCTATCATTGAAGAACGTATCAGCGATAAGACAGGCAAAAAGTTAAAGGATAAGATAACTGTATTTAACCCCGGCAGTAGAAAGCAGATTATTAAACGTTTAATTGGTAAAGGCGTTAGGCTTACTAAGAAGACAGAGGCGGGTAACTTCACAATTGATGAGGATGTGCTGGAAGGCATTGACTTACCAGAGGCTAAGATCTTTGGTCGCTACTTGATGATTCAGAAACGAGTGGCTGCTGTTAGTAGCTGGCTTAATCTTGTAGGTGAGGATGGTCGCATGCATGGTCGCATCATTACTAATGGTGCTATTACAGGACGAGCAACTCATAATACACCCAATATGGGGCAGGTGCCTGCGGTAGGTAAGCCCTACGGTGCTGAGTGCAGGGCTATGTTTGGTGTTGCTCCCGGCATGATGCAAGTTGGTGTTGACTTATCAGGGATTGAATTGAGATGTCTTGGACACTATCTTAACGATCAGGCATGGATTGATGAGTTGGTAAAGGGTGACATCCATTGGGTCAACGCACAGAGTTTTGGTATTGTGGAGAAGGGTACTGTGCAAGACAGCAGCAACCCTGATCATAAAACAAAACGGGGCTACACAAAGACGCTGACATACGCTGTGTTATTTGGTTCAGGTGCAGCTAAGGCTGGTGCTATTGTTGGCGGTAACAGTGCACACGGCAAGAAGATGATCAACAGCTTTACTAAGAACACACCGGGTCTGATGGAGCTGAAAGCAAAGCTATCTAAGTTTGTAAAGAAGGGGCACTTGCCCGGACTAGATGGACGTAGGGTTTGGATTCGTAGTGAGCATGCTGCACTTAATACTTTGTTGCAATCCGCCGGAGCAATCGTTGCTAAACAGTGGTTGATTGAATGCGACAGAGACTTGAAGGCAGCTAACATCCCTGCGAAGCTGATGGCGTGGGTGCATGATGAGGTGCAGTATGAGACAGTCCCCGAACATGCGACCACAGTAAAAGAAATTGTAGAGAATGCCGCCACAAAAGCAGGCATTGTGCTACAATTTAGATGTCCTGTTGATGCCGAAGGAAAGATCGGAGTTAACTGGTACGAGACTCATTGAGTCATTTTGTTTTAATTAGGAGTTTATTATGACTGAAGAAAAGAAGCGCATTAAAATTAATGCTGATGTGTTCTGGGCACAACTGGACAAGATTAACGACATGTCTGGTAAGTACCAAGTAAACTTGTGCAACCTATCTGATGGAGCAGCCTCTGCTCTTGAAGGTATGGGATTATCTATTCAGGAAGATTCTGAGAAGAAGGCAGATCTAGGTAAGTACATTACTTGCAAGAGCAACAAACCAATTCGTGCGTTTGATGTTGATGGTGAAGAGCTGCATACTTTGATTGGTAACAAGAGCCGCTGCAAAGCATTGGTCAGTACGTATGAGTGGACATACAAAAACAAAAAGGGTTCCAGCCCATCATTGATGAAGCTTGTCATCACAGACTTGGTTGAGTTTGCTGGTGGTGTCGACATGGGCGGTGACGAAGACGCTCTGTGATTGCTCTGCTTGACAGCGACATCCTTGCCTACCGCATAGGATTTGCCTGTGAAGCTGAGAGTGTCGGTCTTGCTCTGTCTAGATTAGATAAGATCATCACCGACATTCTCTTAGCCTGTGATCATGGAGACTTTTTCTATGATGAGTGGAAGCTGTTCTTAACTGGTAGTAATAACTTCAGAAAAAAAATAGCAACCACCGCAGTCTACAAAGGCAACCGCACTGCAGCTAAGCCTATACATCTACCTGCTTTACGTAAGCATATGATTGATAGCTGGGGTGCAGTGGTAGCAGAGGGGGAAGAAGCTGATGACGCAATAGCGATTGAAGGAACTATGTACGGGGACTCATGTATCATGGTGTCGTTGGACAAAGACTTTAATCAAATACCCGGCTGGCATTATAACTTTGTGAAGAAGACACACTACTATGTTAACCAAGCAGAAGGTGATCGTTTCTTTTACACACAGATATTAACTGGCGACTCAGCAGATAATATCATAGGTTTGTTTCGTATCGGTCCTGTTAAGGCTGCAAAGATCTTACAAGACAAGACGACAACAAAAGAAATGTATGATGCATGTGTTGAAGCCTATGGTAATACCGATAGGGTTTTAGAAAATGCAAGACTTTTATGGTTGAGAAGATACGATGATGAACTCTGGTTACCCCCAACAGACTGAGCTAGAGCCTGATGACGTTGTCATTATCCTACGACCTAGGAAAATAGGTAATGACTGGACAGGTGTGTATGACATCATCCAGTCAGTGGTTGGACCAACAACGATGTCCGGTAAAGATGCATACGCTATTGCAATGACTGGATTAATGATGGCTCTACTTCCTCAGTACCTAACTGAAGACGAAGAGTTTGATGACCACTACACAGAGTACATTTTTAATGAACATGCTGATCTTGTAGAAGAGTTGTTGGATAAGAACAACCTTGTAAAAGAAATGCTGCAAGGATTTACTGGAAAGTTACATTGATATGAAAGTAATTATTAAATTTCGCCTGACTGTAGATGAAGAAAATCTTCCCATCTCTTTCCTTGACGACATATACTTTGCTGAAGTATTACGAGAGAACATTGAAGATGTCTTCTTAGGTTCTGCCGTCTCTGACTTTACAATTGAAGATATCACAGTGGATGTAAAGGGGGGGTGATGTGGTGATAAAGAAGAAGCCAGTGGAGAAGCCCTACAACGGAGGCACTTGGACAGAGTCTCGTAGGGCTAGCTTTATTAAAGGTGGCCTACGTACCTTGTCTAGGAAGTGGCCTCCTAAGTACAAGGCAATAAGCTTAGCTAATGTAGGCAGGCGCTTTGATCCTAAGACTGGTAAAGATAGTTATCGTTACAGGTGTGCCGCTTGTAAGGAAATCTTTAAATCAGCAGAGGTACAGGCAGACCACATTGAACCTGTGGTTGATATTGAGGATGGTTTTATTGATTGGAATGAATATATAAAACGTCTACTGTGTGAGCATGATAACTACCAAATACTTTGTATTACTTGTCATGCAGTTAAGACTTCTACCGAACGTGAACAGAGGAAAAAGAAATGAACATAGAAATTGATGATGATTATGCGGATGAGATCGTAGCTGCTTGTTTACGGGAGACATACCTTCGTGCTTTGTCCGACCTCAAGGAGGGCAATCAGTACCCTGCGGATCTAGAGATGTTAGAACAGCTAGTCATGGCCTTGCCTACTGTATTTTCCCACTTCATGAGCGCAGGATCTTACGAAGAATTTATGCAACGTGTTGAAGAGATGAACGAAAATGATTGATGTTGATGACTACCAAACCAAGGCAATGAAGTTTCGTTTGCCCTCCGCCAACGCCACCTACGCCCTACTCAACCTAGCAGGTGAGGTGGGTGAGGTTACTAGCTTGGCTGCAAAGTTCATTAGGGATGGTGATCAATACCCCGAAGACTTCCGCAAGAGCATGAAAAAAGAATTAGGTGATATTATGTGGATGGTGGCTGCTGTTGCTGCTGATAATGGTCTGTTGATGTCTGATGTTTGTCGTGGAAACATGGACAAATTACAGAGTAGAAAAGACAGGGATGTTATTAAAGGCAGTGGTAACGAACGCTGATCTGTGCTATAACTATAACCCCATAGCAGCTTAGGCTGCTTTTTAATCGTCAAAAGGAAATGAATGACAACCGATAATCTACCTAGTCTCCGTGCACAAGTAATCACACGGCGCACATATAACCGACCGCTTATAGAAGGCGGCTTTGAATCATGGGAGCAAACAGTTGACCGTGTTATTGGTCACCAATCGTGGCTGTGGAATCGTGCAGACACAACAGCAACCGGAGTTGGCGCTGAGCTTGCCGAACTACGCACCCTTATGTTAGAACGCAAGGTGTTAACATCAGGTCGCACCCTGTGGCTTGGTGGTACTGAGGTGGCTAAGAAGCGTGAGGCAAGTCAATTTAACTGCAGCTTCACCAATGTAGAGACAGTGATGGATTGTGTGGATGCTTTATGGTTGCTGCTGCAAGGCTGTGGCGTAGGCTTCCGACCCATTGTTGGGCAGCTGACGGGCTACCAGAAACCAATCCCTAAGCTGACTGTTAAACGCAGTGAGCGTACCACAAAGGGTGGTGTAGCTTACAACGAGGAGACATTTGATGCAGCAACAGGAGTGTGGACAATTAAAGTCGGAGACAGTGCAGAAGCTTGGGCAAAAAGCCTTGGTAAGCTGGTCGCCCATGCGTTTCCCGCCCGTGAACTTATACTTGATTTCACCGAAATACGTCCGGCAGGCGAGCGTCTTTCTGGATACGGATGGATAAGCTCTGGTGATGCATCTTTGTGCAAGGCATACATAGCAATCCATAAGATACTGAACCGCCGCTCAGGGTCGCTGTTGACCCGCATGAACATCCTAGACTTGGTTAACTGGATGGGAACTGTGTTGTCGTCACGCCGCTCTGCTGAGATTGCCTTGTTTACATTTGGTGAAGATGAGTGGGAACAGTTTGCTGTTGCTAAGAAGGACTTTTGGATTGATAACGAGCAACGTGCCCAGTCTAATAACTCATTGGTTTTTAATACTAAGCCATTGAGGTCAGAGCTTGAGAAGATATTTGGTCTGATGGTTTCCAGCGGTGGCAGTGAGCCGGGCTTCATTAACGGTCAGGCAGCAACTAAACGTGCGCCTTGGTTTAAAGGTAGCAACCCCTGCGTTGAGATCTTGTTGGGAAACAAATCGTTCTGTAACTTGACCGAAATAGACTTGAATAAATTTCATGGTGATAGTGCTGGACTACGCCGTGCAGTTGAGATTGCCGCTCGTGCTAACTACCGCCAGACCTGCGTGAACTTGAGAGACGGTATCTTGCAAGAAGCATGGCACATGAACAATGACTTCCTGCGTTTATGTGGTGTGGGCTTGACTGGTATTGCTACACGACCAGACCTACAGGCTTATGACTATGCAGAGCTACAACGAACAGCGACTTCAGCAGCTTATGCAATGGCAGATGAACTTGGTACACCCCGTCCTAAGAACATAACCACTGTTAAGCCAAGCGGTACGTTGAGTAAGATTATGGATACCACTGAGGGTGTGCACAAGCCATTAGGTAAGTACATCATTAACAACGTGGTCTTCAGTAAGTTTGACTTAGTTGTTCCTAAGTTGCGTGGTGCTGGCTACAAAGTGTTTGACCACCCATTTGATAAAGAAAGTGTGTTAGTTGCGTTGCCAGTTAAGTGGGATACAGTTGAGTTTGATGTGCATAACGGTATGGAGGTAAACCTTGAGAGTGCCTTTGATCAACTAGAACGATACAAGATGTTAATGACCAACTGGTGTCAACAAAACGTATCAGCAACGATTAGCTATGATGTAGATGAAGTGCCTGTAATTGTTGATTGGCTGTTGGAGAACTGGGATAACTATGTTGGCGTAAGTTTCTTATTCCGTAATGACCCAACAAAGACAGCTGCCGACTTAGGTTACCCGTACCTACCGCAAGAGGTTGTAACCAAGGAGGTGTTTGAGAAGTATGTAGGTAGTATTGTTGACTTTGAATTAGACGAGACAACCGTATCAGATACACTAGATGATGATTGTGCTACCGGCGCATGTCCAATTCGTTGATATGAAAGAACAAACACAGGAGGCCGTGGAACACATGAACCATTACAACAACAATGATTATTTTGCCCACCTAGTAATAGATGTAAAACAAGAAGACGTTAAGGAGTAACTATGGTAACTAAGAAACAAACAGCAGAGCCAAAGACCACACCACAACATGGATTGAAGATGCGGCTGGATGACATGTTGACAATCCAACCTAAGACTGATAAGCAGAAGGAGTTCTTTGATGCCTATCAGCAGGGTCATTACTTCTGTGCCTTGTCTGGTGTGGCTGGTACAGGCAAGACTTACATTGCTTTCTACAAAGCTTTGGAAGAAGTTATGGAGAAGTCTAATCCATACACCAAGCTTGTCATCATCCGCAGCTCAGTACAGAGTCGGGAGATGGGTCACTTGCCGGGCGATGCAGCTGAGAAGATGAACCAGTTTACTGAGCCGTACAAGCAGATTGCTGCAGAGTTGTTCAAGCGTAAGGACGCTTGGGACAGGTTGGTTGAGCAAGGGTACGTTGAGTTTCTATCTACATCATTCATTCGTGGCACGACATTTAACAATGCCATTGTCATGTTGGATGAGAGTCAGAACTGTACGATGCATGAGCTTGATACCATCATAACTCGTATTGGTAACGCCTCTAAGTTCTTCTTGTGCGGTGACTACCGACAGGTTGACTTGAAGAAGCGTGATGATAAGAGTGGACTGTTGGAGTTCTTGACTATCTTACGAGCAATGAAAGAGTTCACAGAGATTGAGTTTACAGTGGACGACATTGTACGCAGTAGTTTGGTGAAGAGCTACATCATTGCCCGAATCAAGTACGAAGATAGTAAATACTAACTGTTATAATGTCTGGAGTAACACAGCTACAACTGTGTTACAATCATTTCTTTTGGAGGATTTATATGATACGATTTGCGCTAAGACAAGGTATTGGATTTGACATTGAATACAACGATGAGATTTGCTACGTTGCTATAGAGGATGGGGAGCATGAGCTTATGCTTGGTTTCAATGGCATCATTATTAAAATACCTTTTGTCCAGATTGAGATTGGTGATATGTTTGAGCTGGAGCTTAGCAAATGATGACTGATGCTAAACCAAGAATTTCTTACCAGTTCAAAGAAGGACACTATTCTTTCTATAGGGGCAGGCTTAACAACCAACATCACCCTGAATCACACCGTGGTAAAGAGTGGCAACGTGGTTTTGATCGGGCTTACTTTGACAATATAGATAGGATTACCCAGCATGCAGAACAAAAGGTTTGATAAAGAACTGTTTGATAAGTATGACAAGATGGGACGAGACATAGTCAAATCCTTTATTGGTCAATGGGGATTGATTGCTGAAGACAACCCTGATAGATACGGAGTTGATCTGCTCCTGTATGCTGACGGTGAGTTGAAGGGGTGTGCTGAAGTTGAGGTACGAAACTCTTGGAAGACTGTTGAGTTTCCTTACGAAGATCTTAACGTACCATACCGCAAGAAGAAGCTATTAGAGAATGATATGGAGACGTTCTTCTTCTCCATCAATGCTGATGGCACTGCTCTGTTCTTCTGCAAGGCTGATGATGTCCTGTCCTCTGAGGTGAAAGAAAGCCGCAACAAGTATGTATATAAAGGGGAACATTTTTATAAAGTCCCTCTTGATAAGCTAACTCATATAGTTCTTTAACTGCGCCTACTAGCCAACCCACCCTTAGCCAACTTAGAAGCTGCTTCTCTGATGGCTTTGGTGGCTGGTACTGTATTGTCTGCCTTGCGGATCTCTTCCAAGTTATCTGCAATCTTACGCAGCAACGTAGCCCTCTCCACAGATCCTTGCTTTTCCAATACGTCTGCCATATTCCTCAATGGAATAGGGTACAAAGGTGAGCCAGCCACTCTCGCTGTGTACTGATGTCCCATACCTGTCTTTGTTGACGTTATCTGTGAAGCAGCGGCGTAGGACTGAAACAATTCACGTATAGCTTTGTATGAATTATTAGTGGTAATTATCTGCTGCTTCTCTGGAAGGGCTTTAAATTTTTCAGTGTTACTAACTAAGGCTGCAGAATCGTTATACATCTTAATTGCTTCTTGACGCTTCTCACTGATAGGTTTATAGACATCAAGCTTTCCTGCAACAACTTTTTCTGCTTTATTAACCATCAACTTATCCGCTTCCACAAACGCATCTTCTGTTTCGTTCATAGCACCTGACCGTGGTATAGACAAAGCACGGGTTGACTTAGGATCTCCACTAATGGTACGAACAATAACATCTAAGTCTTGATTATCGTAAGCTGTGGCTGGCATGTTGACACGGCTAAATAAGTAATCAGCGTATGGCATCTCTGTAGAAACAAAAGCAGATGGATCTCGGCCACCAAAAGAACCTGTATTAAACGGCAGGTTTAGATCTTTAGTAAAAGAAGGTGCAGCTATATTTAGCTCTGAGTGACTGAAAGATCCTCGTTGTGGTTTAGCAAAGCCCTGTTGACTCAGTGTATCCGCTCTATTAGAGTTACCGTGGAATAGTTGTTGCGGAGGTGTGCTTTTATATTTAAGACGCAGACGGTCCAAAGCCTTCTGATTCTTTTTAGCAAGCACTGTAAATAAAGATTTGTCTTTAGCTTTAGATGGGTCAGCTTCTCTACCGTTTAACATTCTAAAGTCACCCTGTGTTACACCTACAACAGAATCTTCAACACCGTCCATCATTAACTTAGGGAAACGATCTGTCCTTATCTCACGTATCTGTTCAATCATATCATTACGATCAGCAAGATTACTAACTGTTTTTAGCATTCCTTTGACCGCCTTGTCTGACACGATTACAACAGGCTCTTCAGCCAACGGCTGCATCAATCCTTTAGGTGCTGGTGGTTCTTCTTGCTGTGACACCACCTTAGAGAAGTCGTAGTTGCCTTCTTCATCTACAAAGTCATACACACTACCAGCGCCGGGGTAAGGTTCTGCGTCTACGTATTTACCTAAGTGTGTGAACACAGTGTTGTCATACTTCTCAGGATAGTTTTTCTTTAAGAAGTCCATCGTAGAGGCACCCTCAAACTCTAAAGCCTTGGCCTCTGCTGCCTGCACTTCTTCTGGTGCATACTTAGCCAGCCCCATAGGTTGTGGTGCTGCCTCCGGCATAGCCTTAGCTACAGGGAAAGCTTCTTCTGTTTGCTTTGCTAGTGTAGGCGTAGCTTCTAACATGTCAGCACCTACATCAGCAATACCTTGGATAGCTTTCTTAGTTGGCTGACTAGACAGTGCTTTGGTTAAAAGTTTATTAACAATACCCATTATAATTCACCTGCTTTTAAATCTTGTAGTATCATTTTGTAATCGTCAAGCTCATCATACGCACCTGCTTCTTCTAAAGAAACACCGTTGATTTCTTTATACCTGTTGTTGATAACCTTACGGGAATCAGAGGGTAGACGATTAAACTGCATCTTATAATATTTTACAACATCCTTATCTGCCAGCTCATCCAACAACCCACTCTTAGCAAACTTAACAATATCTCTAATGGCTTGTCCAATTACAATTCTTTTCTCTGGTGTGCTGAGTAATTGGTAATCAGGGTCAGTTAATATCTCTCTCATCTCTGGTAATATTTCTTTGTTGGCTGCACGTACAAGACTGTTATCAAAGTCTTTCATACCTGATGAAGCACCATACAAAGCGTAAGGACTCAGACCCAGTTTAGTTATTTCTTTTTCTTCAGGAGACTTATTAGGAATTTGACGTACACCGATAAGCCTGTTAAATATCTCACCTTCTCTGTAGATTGCATCATTCTCTTTCAAACGTGGAGCAGCTTCTGGTAACATCTCTTTAAGGATTGGCAGCTTATTCATCACACGTTTTGTGGCTGCTTCTGCGCCCAGCTCATACCATGTACCATCTTCGCTAAGAACGTTAGGGTCTCTAACAATTGTACCGTCTTCGCTAAACATATCTATAGTGTCATACAACTGCTTAAGAACAAATGGTTGTGTGAAGCGTCCGCCAAAATCACCAAGCACTTTACCAACATTTACAGCTACTTTATCAGCTTCTTTCTCTGATGAAAAGGAAACAATCAGCTGATCTAGGAAAGTGTTCTGCGACCCTGCTGGTAGTTTTATACCAATGATAGTCTGTAACATCTCAGCCGTCTTTGCCGTATCTCCGTTACGTAACTTAACAATAAAATCAGCAACAGCAAAATAAGGAGCAAGAGGAAACAACGCCCTGATGTCAGTAGTACCACCCTCAGTAACCTCTGCAGTAAACCAGTCTTGATCCTGTCTAGTCTCACGGTATTTTATAGCAGCGTACACAGCACCCACACCCACAAAACCTTGTGTCATTTTAGTGTTGCGTTCTCTTCTTATTAGCTGAGATTTAGCCATGTCTCCTGCTTTTTCAGCTGCATCAATAAGAGCATTGTCCCTACTGAAACTACCAGCAACTCCTAACGGGCTGTACCTGTATTGGAATGCCATAGCGTTTGCCATAAAGCGAGGGAAAGGAATGACCAAAGAAGAACCCGGGAATTGCTCAATAGCTCTAATGATAGACGAAGCGCCACTTTCAAATACACCTTCTATACTCTTGTCTGTACCCTTACGAGACTTAGGCATGTATGAAAAGGTTGCTTTCAAAGAATCATCAACTGCTCTTTTAATCACAGCAGAAGGAACAACCTTATTCTTACCTAAGAAGTCTCCGTATAAGTCCATACCTTGATCTCGCAACTGCTTCTCAATAGAAGATGTGAAGACAGCCCTACGAAACAAACCATCAACAGCTACGTTCAGCGAATTAGCCCAGCGACCAATCTTAGATATCTCTTCGTTACCTGTCTCTTGTAAAGCAGAGAACAAAGTTTCCCTGAGCGTAGGGTTAAATTTTAAGATATCATCAGCGGCTTCTGCAGCCAGTGTCCTGCCTTCTGTTGTTGCTATCTTTGTCCACACATCAACAGCGTCGCTGAAAGAATCAGCAACAATCTTCTTAGCTCTTTCCTGTCCCTTACCCGCTACAGCATCACGTACACCCACACCTGTGGCGTATACGATACCCTCCATCATGCTGACAGCGCTTCTAACTGACAGGCCGACTGAGGTACCAATAAGGTTTCGGCTCAGTGTATCAATACCAGATGTAATCCAAACTTTACCCTCACGTTCTATGCGTGTAACGAAGGAAGAAAACTTACTCAGAGCGCTGGTATACTCTTCATCTTTACTGTACAAAGCATCAAATTGTTTTTCAAACTTTGGACTCACACCTCTAATTTGATTCATCCACTTACCTGTCTGGCTTAGTGAGTTCAGAATCTTACCTGCTTCAGATGTTGAGCTAACAAACATAGCAGCATACTGCTCTTTAGTTACACCCAGCTGTGCTAGTCCTGATTCAATAATTGTTCCGTCAATAGCATCAGTGTTAGCAATGATCCTGCCTATAGCACTCATTGCTGATTCATTATCTTTACGCATAAACTGCGTATCAGTCTCCATAATCTTGAATGCTGCTTGCGCTGTCAGCCTAACAAAGTCTGTCTTTACTTTTGCATCTGTGATAACACCAGCAGGGTCTAACTCTTCTAAGATAGATTTACCATATACCTTCATGTAAGACTCAACCACAGAATCCATGTTCTCAGTAAGAGGATCAACCATTGCCGTCTCTAGCTTTGTTGCAGGCTCAGCGATAGTCTTTGCCACCTTTGTGCTACCCTCTTCAATTGCTTTAGATAACTGTCCTATATATTTAGAGGGGTCTAAGCTGACTGCCTTGTAAGCAGCTGCGCCACCCAGTGCAGCGGTAACAGCGCCAACTGCGCCGATAAGACCGAAGCTCATAGATGAAGGCTCTTCACCCAAAGCAGTGTCTACAGCTTGTTCCAGCTTCTGTGATGTAGCAGCAGATGCCACACCAACCAAGCCTTCTGTAACCGCACCGATAGCTGCTGACTTCTTAGCAACAGACTTAAGGCCAAGCTTTGCTGCCTGTGTAGTGGCTGCGCTTGAAGCAATTCGTGCGGCACCAACAGTAGCTGCCTTACCCACACCAAAGCCTAGGTATGTTGTAGGGTCTGTGACAATAGCTTTTAAGATATCTAGGTAAGGACTGATGCCGCCTTGACCACCTTCTTCATAGAAGCTGGCGGTGTTAGAGTATACTTTCCTAGCTAGAGAAGCCGTAGCTGCATCAGCAGGGTCAGCGTTCTTAATGTAAGAAAGCTCAGCCACCGTGCCGAAAGCTGCGTTAAAGTCAGTGAAGCGCTGGTCTGCTAAGTATTCATCAACAAAGTCTTCTTTGTCATCAGTAGCAGGGTCGTATACTTTATTGCGTCTGATCTTCTGTGAGTCCACGATAACACTAAACAGATCATCATTAGCAGACAAGTCTTTAACAGAGAACTGCTTAGAGAAATCAAAGTCAAATGAAGGCGCTGGTTTAGTAGGTACATTAACAGCAGAAGGTGTAGGTTCTTTTTTAGCAGTTGACAAGTATGCATCAGGATCAAAAGAACTAGAAGAAACTGCAGTATTTTCTGATATATATTTATCAGGATTAAAATCAGCAGTAACTATGTTTTTTTCTTTTGCAAGATATTCATCAGGATTAAATGCCATCTTATTTTAGTCCGGGGTATTTACGGTTAATAGTATCATTGATGCCTGCTGCTCTAGGATCTGTAGAGTTTGCTGTTGCCCATGCCTTAGCTGCCTTGTCTTCAGCACTCATACCAACTGAAGCACCGCCTACTTGGGCAGGCTTAGAAGCAGTTGGTGCTTTAATATATTGCTTACCATTAACAACAGTTAAATCAATACCTTGAGCTGATAGCTCGGCAACTAACTTCTGATCAGCGGGGGCTTTAAACATACCGTTCTCATCTACAATAGAACCGATAAGTAGGATACGTGCCGCTGCATTAACTTTAGTACCTTGTAACATTGCTAAAACCTCTGGAGATCCCTCTGGTAGCTTTACACCGTTAACTACAAATACATCCGCACCTCTAGCGTTCTTAGAGGAAGGTATCATAGCTAGGTCATTCCTTACAGCGGATGTAATAATCCCAGTTAAGTCTAATGGTTGTCCTAAACTAAAAGATCTCTGCGCCTGTGCTGCCAATAGCTGAGCTTGCCTTTCCCTCTTACCATCGTTAAGAAGAAAGTTATCAGCAAAAGCATTATCTTCAGCAGAGAATTCTGTAGGACGGGATTTAATATTGAGAGCCTTAAAGCGATTTGCAGTAAAGATTGCTGCGTGGTCTGTATCGCCTGAAGCTTTATCAAACTTTTCCATGTCTTTAGCAAAGGCTTCTATTTTTACCACGACAGCCTTCCTTTTCACAGGGTCGTCTGATGAATCAGTATACTCTTTAAGTAAGATCTCTTGATTCTCTGCGGCACTCTTAGGTAGCTCTAAAGCTGCTTCGTTCAAGCTCGCTGTAGGAGTAAGCATAGGCTTATCAGCTTGTTGTTCAAACGCCATCAACTGATCAGAGGTCAAGCCCACACTACCAGCTAATTTGTCTAATTGACGCTGCTGTCCTTTAGGACTAATACCAAAGAAAGAACTTTCTTCTAATTTAGCTGAGACAGGAGCAGGTTGTTTAGTGGTGGCTGCTTGTACCCAGTCAGAATAATTCTGTGCTGAAGCACCCTCTTGCTTCTTAACAATGAAGTCACGTAACGTCTTCTTCATTGGATTGCCTGCAGCTAACACAGTCTTGTATGAAGATAGGAATACATTGCTTGAGTCAGAGCCAATAGCAATGCGCTCTTCTTCAGTTAGGTCAGCTTGATAAGAAGTGGCTTCAGAGTCACGTTTCTTAATCTCTTCCTTAAGGGCAGCAGTCTGCTCTTGATACATCTGATAATTAATGTAAGCATTCTTAGTTTTGTTAGCTAAGGATACTTTAGTTGTTTCACGTTCTTCGTCAAACTTATCGCTAACAGCTTCGAGGGCACCAGTCAGAAATGATTTAAGTTTAAAGCTCATTCTTTATTTCCTCTGGACATCAGTCCCTTAGGTTGTTCAACGACAGGCTCTTCATCAGTCTTACGCATCTTATTAGCCGCAGTAACTTCTGAGATAGCAGACTTAACGATATCTTCATCCACTGTAGTCATCTGATCACGGTCTTCTTTTGTTATAACGAAACCGACATCGTTTAACTCTGCTAATGTTATGATAAGCTCAACGACAACAGGCGTTACAAGCACTGCTGTGTCTGGGGAATGTATCCCGTTCATCATCTCAATCTTTGTCAAAGCTTCGGCTAACTCATACACAGGTACATCTTCTTTTAAACCCATCATGATTGATTCAATAACAGCCCCTTCAGAAAGTCTTTCTGCATAGTGATCAACAACTTCAGAAAGCTTTGTTAGTTTAGGTGCCTGCTCCCAAGGACGGCTACTAGGTCCTGTCGTTAAAGACATACCCGGTACGGGAGACATTAATAATTTATCATTTACCACGAATCAGCTCCTCTTTTTGTTTTCTGATTGCAGAAATATAATCAGCAATCTCTGAAGTAATGTCACCACCTGCAGCCCGTGCAGGACCAGAAGGCATAGCGCTCCTAGCCAACAACCCTGTGCCTGTTAGTGAGGGACGCTTAGTTACTTTAGTAGAAGCAATCTTTTCTTCCACTTTTTTCATTGTATTGTAGTATGTCATTTGTTATCCTTTAGAAGATCCTACTAAGTGCCCATTTAGTAGCAATGCTAGCCACAGCAGAGTAGATGCCACCACTAGAACTAGCGTCAGCCTGTGCTTCCGCAGCTTTTAAACTACCTGTAGAAGTAATCTGTTGAAGAAGAACTTGCGTTGCCCTATCCTCATCCTTCTCCCAGCTGCTCCAAGCCATTTCAACTTGATCTCGGTACAGCTGTATCTGGTTATTATAGTCTGCTAATGTCATCTGTTGCATCTGCTGTGCATTCAAATAGTTAGAAGCATTGGTGGCAGCAGTGTTAGCTGTGCTGATATCCCTACGCCATTGAGCATTTGATTGATCAATAACCAAACGTTGGTTTGCGTTGAACTGATCTCTTGCATTCTGCTGCTCAACATTAAACTTAGAAACAGAGTTGGATTGGTCAGCGTTAAATTGACCCAGAGCATTTTGCTGTGCTGAATTAAACTGACTAACTTGAGAAGACAAACCTGCCATAAACTGATTCGTTTGATTATCAGAGGTGGCATTAAACTGGCTTGCTGCATTAGCAGCTGCTGTGTCTGACAGCATAGCCTGTGTCATCTGCTGAGCCTTAAACAAAGATGTCTGCTGCTCGTTATTTAAGTTCTGTAAATCCAAAGCAAGAAAAGCCTGTGAATTCTGAGCAAGTGCTTTCTGTCTATTGTCTAAGTTAGCCATGTCTATTGTTGCAAACGTGGCAGCATTAGCTAATACATTGGCCTGCTGATTACTGAGATCAGTTAAATTAATCTGCTGAACAAACTGTGCATTAGCAAGAGCAGATTGCTGTTCTGCTGTAAAATTAACATTAGCCACCTCCGCAATACGTGCAGCGTTAGTGATGTTTACTTGTTGTTTATTAGTAAGCTCTTGTCCCTTCAATGCTGATTCAATTTGTGCGTTAGCTAAAGCAGTTTGTTGTTTATTAGATAGGTTAGTAACCTCAAGCTGCATCGCATTCGTGGTGTTGAACAGTCTTGTTTGTTGATCGTTAGTGAGATTAAGTCTACGTTCATCTAATACAGAACTAACGTTAAACAAGGCAGTTTGTTGCTTGTTAGACAACACTAGGTTTTCCAAAGCCGCTCTTGCTTGAAAGTCTTGAATAAAAGATTGTTGTTGATTGGTAGCATTAATCTGTGCTGCATCAAAATTCTGAGTAGATTGCAGCATACGTGATTGCTGATCATTACTTAGTTCTTGTCCTGTAAGAGCAGCTCTAACTTGTAAGTTAGATAGTGCAGTTTGCTGACGATTACTTAAGTTTGCCAAGTCAACTTGTAAGTTCTCAGCTGACCGTTGCATAGCTGATTGCTGTGAGTTACTTAGGTTAATGTTGTTTACTTCAGCGTAACGAGCAGCATTGGTCAACGCAACTTGTGTCTTAACATCTAAGTTCTTCTCTTGCATTGCTGCTTTAAGTTGGGCATTTGCTAATACAACAGATTGCTGGTTAGAGAGGCTTTGTCCTTGTAAAGCAAAAGCATTGGAACTATTCTGCAACACTGCTTGTTGACGAGCAGTAAGATTAGATAGCTCAAGGTTTTGCATGGCAGCAGCGTTGGCTAACGAAACTTGTTGACGGTTGCTTAAGTTGGTTAACCCCATCTGTGCAAACGTCTGAGCATCAGCAGCTGCGATAGGAGTTGCGGCCTCCATAGCAGCTTGAACAATAGCAGCACCCGCCATACTACTGGCACTAATACCACGAGAAGACATAGCAGCATTGGCTTGGCGAAGAGCACCAGCAGCCCAAGCAGGTGTGCCGTTATTAAACTGCTGCATCAGCTTATCCATCTGACCAGCAACAGTGGCTGCAGCCTCAACGGTACCAGTCTGTGCTGCTGCCAGAGCCTGACTAAAGTTACCTTGCTGTGCTGTAGCAATGGCAGCGCTGTTGAGCATGTCCATTGTTGCTGCAATTGCCTGAACAGGTTCTATAAGTTGTAAGTTCTCACGAGCAACATCAACTAACTCTTGTTGAGTTACAGCACGTTGTTGAGCAACAGCTGTTGAGGTGGCGTTTGTTTGAGCAGAGGTTGCTGCTGGTATTTCTGACGCTTTTGCCGCTGACAAAACAGCAGGGGCATCCATTGTTGCAAACCTAGTTTCAGGGAGCGTATAACTAGTAGCGGCCTGAGCCTCTGGTGTTCCTGCTAACTGAGCAGCTGACGCTGCAAAGTCTTTATCGGTAGTGGCTGCTTGTACTTGAGTGGCTCCACCTACATCAGCAACAGTGGCGGCGTTAGCCAGCTGGTTAGGTGTTGCTTCTAAACCCACTGGTGCCTGTACAACAGCAGCATTAGGCGCAGTTGGTGCAGTAGCTAAAGCATTATTGGATACACTACCTTGTGCTGCCTGTGATAAAGCGCCTTCTGATACAGTGCCAGTGGCAGCACCAACACCTTGTAAAGCTGCTGTCAGTGCAGGCGTTGCCGCTGCTGTAGACATGTTAGCTGATGCTACATTTGTAGGTGTAGCTGCATTAGCAACATTAGAAACCTGTGAAGCTGTCCCCTGTGACGCTGCTGCTGAGGCAGCTTGTGCAGCCATCAACTGATTCTGTTGTTCTTGTAATTGAGCTGCTGTTAGTATAGGTGTTCCTTGTGGACGTGGTACACCAGTGGCTGTGGTTTGATAAGCAGCGGCATCTTCTGGAGATGTGGCTGAAGATTGAGCAACACCACCAACAGCAAACTTCTTCCGTGTCAATCCACCCTTAGCCATGCGTTGCACGTACTTGTCTGTGATGATGCTATACTTAGCAGCCAGCGCAGGTGATGATTTGATGTATTGATCAAAGCCCTGCATAGGACCATCGTAGCCAAGCTTACGAGCAAGTATTTCTTTTTGTCCTGAAGTGAATTCTTTTTTCATGTTTATCTTTTAATAACAGCGTTTGCTAAGTATTGTAGCATATCTGGGTTATCCTGCAACAAGCTAAGAAGACCAACAGTAGTACAATACACTTGTCTTTCTGTTAGGTTCATTTGAAATCTCTCGTCCAGTGCGTGGATGGTTTCATGAAGCAATGTATCAGCTTCGTCATAAAGGCTCTGACCTTCTTGAATCTTTATGGTACCTTTGCCTATGTGCGTCTCGCCGTAGCTGTCAGGAAACTCCTCAACAGTCAATATCTGTACGGTGTATTCTTTACCAATAACTTTAAGGTATGTAGGTATCATGCGATTCCTGTGAGGTATTTAGTTTTACCATCAACCTTGGTTGCTGTTAATACCTGCTTCTTTAGATCTGTAGCATCGTAAGCACAATGTACCCAACCGCTGTTGGCATCGCCTTCAGTGTAGAACTCAAGTATTAATTGTGTAAATTCTAGGTTATCTCTAATCCACACAGCCAACTCTTTGTTATCCACACCACCAACTTCAAAGTCAGCAGCAAAGCCAAAGCAATGTTGGCTAGTTCTAGAGCCGCCTACAGCTTTATTAAGCTCAGGCACTCTCAATCCACTGGTGATTGTTACAGGACCAAACTGGTCTCTAACAGGTTGTAACACACAATCAACTAAATCTTGTAAACATTGTAATTGTTCTGGTGTTG